TTCTGAAAGAAGTCCCACTTTCTGTCCAAGATCTTCATTAAATACACACTTACGTTTCAAGAAGTCCACATCATTCTCAGTCATGTAATGTGTTGGCGTTGACTCCTTATCGGGCATGGTGAACTTCATATCATGTTCTGCTAACCAATCAGCATAAGTGATATGAGTGAACTTTGAGCATGATTCATCAACTGTTCCAATAACGTCATCTCCATATGTCAGAAAAGCACAACTCTCTTTAAAATCCTTTTCAGGGTAAATCGAAAAGAAGCAACTCCTCAACAACAATGAATTAACCATGGAATTAATGATCACTGTAAGGTTCTGTCCCGAAGGATTAGTACCAAACAGTTGAATCAAGTCACCATTGTAAGCCATAACCGGATACACAACTTCATGTACAACCATCTTCATCAAATGGATGTCTTCATCAGTGTAACCGTCACATTTCTCTGCAATATCAATCAAGATGTCAAAGGCAGCAATTGTGACCTGAGCAGGCATACGCACATCGTATTTGCTATAATCTCCAGCTAAAACACGATCTTTGCCTTTGCTCATGGCGGCTTCCCAAAGTTCTTCCCATTCCAATCCTTCTGCGTTGACACCAACAGCGCATTCGTAAAGAATTGGATTCATCTGAATAATTCGAACAATTGGAAGGAAATACATCCTAATCAACAACTGCAAAACAAGTGGAGCACTTTGAAATACTCTCACCTTATCTTTTGTCAACTTGGTTGCTTCATCCTTCAAACATGATTTCCAAACCATGTAACATCGTTTTCCACCACGCAAGATAGAAACGATTTTGTCGAATTCAGCCCATACTTCAGGGACAAAAGTACGGGGTTTACCAATTTCAGGATAATCCTTTGGATCTAAATCCACAAGTAGTGGATGTTTTGATCCTGAAAGCGGAAAACCAGGAGATGATGAGAAGTTCATCGGATCAATGAATTTGACTCCGATTAACCCACAAACTGTGGCAACTCTCGACAACGGTTTTGCGCTGAAAAGTTCTGGTATACGTTGTTTCAATCCAGTAGTTAATTCCTTCATAGATCGAACAGCTTTAGCCAAAACGCTTCCAATTGGTAAACTTGGGACAGCAGCATGAACAAGTGTAGCTTGATAAGGAAATCTTCCCTTTCCCTTCATCTTAGGTGCTCCCCATTTCTGGGGAATACCAAACACCTCCTCAACAGCATCAGACACCAAAGTAGGTGCAACATTGCTATAAGGTGTAGCTTTTCCACTTGTTTTTCCATACACATCAATACAAGCTCCTTCAGTTAAGAAGTTAACAGCACTCTTTGGATGAATCTCAGCTCCCTCAAAAATAGGTTTTCCAAATGTTTCCACCGGAAAATCACCCATATGAGGGTTAAGATCACCACTAGAGGCTGAAAGAACAACTCCATCAACTTGGGCTAATTCTGAAATAGCGTGATTCACTTGGTCTTGCGTTAAAGTACCGCATCCACCAAGTTTACCACGTCCACCTAAGTGGAATCCAAGAATTAATGATCCCTTTGAATCTGAAATAACAGGAGACATACACATTCCAGCTTGAGTTTCAATTGGTAAATCATAATAACTTCCCATGAAAATCTTCTGTGTGTGTGCAACTCGACTGCTACCTTTGAATAACATAGGGATTGCTTGCATTGTAGTGTCAACAATCTCACGTGTCACTAACCTTGCTGGTGTTCTGTTCAAAATATTTCCTTCAGGCAAAAACTTGCGGAAATCCTTCATAGATCCTCCACTTGTAATAAAACAAATAGAGAAGTCAGTCGTAGGAATATCAACACGAAATGCCTTAGAAATTTTATCTCGAAAGAAACTACCAACTTTATCCGATCCATT